ACGCTCAATGTATCATTTCATAGCTTGTGGCATCAATATACGAATGCAATCATCTATTATTACATGGTAGATAAGCAATCACGAATGAAATCTAACAACCCTGAACAACCCATTGACTATAATCAGTCTTCTCTAAATATTTTCGAGGCGCTCTCACGCTACTCCCTTTTTGAAGAAAATTAGCTTTTTTCCCAAACTATTGATTTTAAAAATTGATGACAGTGTTTCAATTTAAAATATGCGGGACGTTAATATTAAATAAGTGTAAATGTTCCGTATATTTTTTTAATATAACTCTTGAAAAATTCAACAAGATTGATATAATAATACTTGTGCTTGATAGAGACAGATTAATTATTATTTATCCGCAGTAGCTCAGTGGTAGAGCTATCGGCTGTTAACCGATCGGTCGTAGGTTCGAATCCTACCTGCGGAGCCATATGGAAACGTACTCAAGTTGGCTGAAGAGGCGCCCCTGCTAAGGGTGTAGGTCGCGAGAGCGGCGCGAGGGTTCGAATCCCTCCGTTTCCGTACTATAACGTTGATATGACGGGCTTTCGAGAGAGTAAGTGTCAAATAAGTGTCAAGAGAATATTTCTCTGACACGTTGGCCTTGCTCTTTTTTATGTTCTTCTAATAAATGTGAATACGTGTCTAACGTTTGTGATATAGTAGCGTGACCTAAACGTTTACTTATATACTCGATTGGTATGCCTTTAGATAGTAAGTAAGATGTGTGCGTATGTCTGAGTGAATAGGGAGTTATATTATTATCGTTTAATCCTATCACCTCTTTTGCTTTTCTGAATGCTTTACTTACTGATGTATGACTAACCGAGAATAACTTGCCATCAATTCTACGTGGCATTTTAGCTAATTTTGAATTTATGTGCATGATATCTTTTGAATTTACTTCTACATCACGTTTTGAATTCTTTGTTTTCGTTCCAGGCAAATGAATTATGCCATTCGCTTTGTTTAGATCTTTGTAAGTCATATTGATGACATCGCTATATCTTGCGCCAGTAATGCCTAATAGATATAGCAAAACATAACTTTCTTCATCTCTTTTCTTGAAATAATCTAGCAAGTTTAAATAGTCTTTTATCGTAATAAACTTAAATTTCTCATCTTTAGCTTTTTCAGTCCCTTTGATATTTACATTATAAGTAGGGTCTTTCTTCAAATAGCCATCGTATAACGCGTCTCTAATACATCTAGCAAGACAACCGTGAACTTTTCTTACTGTTTCATCAGTGTGACCTTGTGCGTATTGATTTAAAAACTTTTGATACTCACTACGTGTGATATTTTTAACTAACATATTTTCTCCGAAATACTCACTGAATAATTTAATCGATCTTTCATACCAGTAGAATTGTTTGCTAGACAACTGTTTCTTGTTCTTAATTTTTATCCAGTCATCGTAGTAGTCAACGAATTTTTTATTATCTTCAATGTTGTTGCCATCTTCTAAATCTCTAATTAATTGTTGTGCTGCGTTTGTAGCCTCAGCTTTTGTTTTAAATCCAGATTTACGTTTTTTGCCAGATTTCAAACTAGGGTGTTTAACATCGTATTGCCATGATGAGCTTGTCTTATTTTTGCGTTTTGTTACTGTAAATGTTGCCATTTTCCGTGTTCCTCCTTAAAAAAGTAAAAAATAATAAGGGTACTAGGTACCCATAAATTATTGTTGTAATGCTTGTGACTCATTTCTTGCTTTAGTTACGTCTTGTTTGAAACTATCATACGATTGGTTAGGACTAGATAATGCCATACCAGGCCCACCACCTATATGTTGAAATTTATCCGGATTATTTTGAATGTTTTCTGTAAGTTTTTTAGCATTTAAATATTCTTGGTAACTAGGAGAGTTTGGGTCTTGTTGTTCGGATTGCTGATTATTACTTTGTGCTGTTTGCACTTGCTTACCTTGCGTACGTTCATTATTACCATTATTGTCTTGTGATTTGCCATTATCATTTTTAGATGTGCTTTCTGATTCGTTATTCGCAACATCTTTATTGCCTTCTTTTGAACTACTAGCAGAATCGTTTGTAATATCATCTGCTGCAGAATAATCTACGGTCTTTAGTTTACTAATATTTATTTTCTTGGTACCCAGTTTTTTACCCTCTGTGCCTTTAGTAGCTTTAAGTGTCACTTGCTTATCATTTTCTAATTCATAAGTAATAATACCTTTAGCAGTTTTACCTTTCTTAATTACATCATTGTTGTGTTTGTCCCATTCTTCGAATTTACCAGTATTAGGCGTTGGACCAACTTCAAGTTTACTTTCAGTATTTTCACTATCTTGTGTAGTCTCCATCGACGATATCCAAACATTCATTGGTGTGATTTGTTCGTCCCCGTCTTTACTTTTAACTTCGTATTTAAAAGCTAATAGTTTCTTGCCATTATCCGAATCCTTATCATTAACTAAAAATGTATCTTTTATTTTTAAAACAGCTTGATCAAGGACTAAAGTATCATTAGTGAATTGTACTTTGTTTTCATCAACGGACGTCGACTTTTTTGAATCGTTATTGTTGTTGCTACATGCCGCTAAAACTAAGAAACAAGATAATAAAATAAATAAGACTTTTTTCATTTTACATTTCTCCTCTGAATAAATATTTATATTAAAGCGCCACAAAGGACGCTTATTAAAACAGTTTTTGACTTGCTACAACTCTACCAATTATTTTAACTTCGTCATCTTCTCCGTAAACTTGAGGTAAATGTTCTGGGTTGTTTGATTCTGGAATTAAGATAATTTGATTCTTGTTATATCTAACTCGTTTAACAGTAGCGTTATAACCATTAACCATAACGACGCCCAACTGACCATTTTCTACTATAGAATCTTTTTCGACTACAACTACATCGTTTTCTTGGAAAATTTTATCCATGCTATCGCCAGACACTCTCAAACCAAATTCTTCTTTGTCAGAATTAAGATTTTTAGTAGCGAAGTATATGTAATCAACTAAATTTTCTTCACTATAGATAGGTAAGCCTGCAGATATTTTTGAAACAACTGGAATCTTTTTGACTGGTAGGGTTTCTAGTTGAGGTTGCTCGATATCCATAATTTCCTCTGGTTTAATATTTAACCCTTTACAAATTTTGATGACATTTTCTACCTTAGCATTAAATACTCCTCTTTCTAAAATAGATCTAACAGTTGTATAAGCTAAACCAATTTCTTTTGAAAAAGCTTTTATACTCCCAGATTTCAATTCCATAAGTCGTTTTAAATCTTTTTCTTTAGTCATTTTCGTTTACCTCATTTCTAATTTGTACCTATATAATACCATGCGAAAAATCGTATATCAAGTAAAAATAAAAATAAAAAATGCGAATTTTAGTGTTGACTTAGTACGAAAATTCGTATACAATTTAGTTAAGCAATCGGAAAGGTTGCTAAAAATTATAATTTGGAATACGAAAATTCGTATTAGGAGGGGTACTATGTTGAAGAATTTCAACGATATTAGAAAAGAGAAAAAAGTATCTCTGGTTGATTTAGCAGACTTATTAGAAGTCAGATACCAAACGGTAGCAGATAAGATAAATGGTGTTTCTGATTTTAAATTTGGAGAGGCATTACTTATTAAAAATGAATATTTTCCAGAGTATGACATTGAATATCTTTTTGAAAAAGAAAAAGAACGACAAACAAATTAAAGGAGGAATTCAAATGCAAGATTTACAAATTTTCAATTTTGAAGAATTACCAGTAAGGACGTTAACAGTAAATGAGGAACCATTTTTCGTCGGTAAAGATGTAGCGGAAATCTTGGGCTACTCAAACACGAGAGACGCATTATATAGACACGTTGACGGTGAAGATAAGGACGTCGTGAAACTCGACACCCTTGGTGGTAAACAAAGTCAAACTATTATCAACGAATCAGGATTATACAGCTTAATATTCTCATCAAAATTAGAATCAGCTAAACGTTTCAAACGCTGGGTAACATCAGAAGTTTTACCTACATTAAGAAAAACTGGAACTTATCAAATACCTAATGATCCAATGCAAGCATTAAAACTGATGTTTGAAGCAACGGAACAAACTAAAGAAGAAATTGCAACAGTGAAAGCAGATGTTATTGATATCAAAGAAAATCAAAAGCTAGATGCAGGAGAATACGGATTGATAACAAAAACAGTTCATCAACGCGTTGCTTATATCAGACAAATTCACGGACTACCTAATAATAAAGAAGTTAACAAACCTTTATATAGAGATATTAACAGTAACGTAAATACGATGGCTGGTATTAAAACAAGAACACAATTAAAACAAAAACATTTCGATGACGTAATGAATATGATCACAAATTGGTTTCCATCTCAATCAACAATGTATGTCATCAAACAATTAGAAATGGACTTTGAAAACGAAGTATAAGGAGTGATAGCAATGGAATACATTGGATTTGCGGACGCTATCGAGTTTGTGAAAATAAGTGGAATTTCTAAAAACGATTTAGAAAAGCACGTTTATAGCAATAAAGAGTTCCAAGAGAAATGTATGTACAGATTTGGCAAGAATCATAAACGCTACATCAAGATTAGACCGGCAATTGACTTTATAGAACAAAATTTAATGGTGTCAGAAACGGCACTTTAGAGGAGGTTTACCGATGAACAAACTACAACTCATTAAAATAGCACTCCTAATCGTCATCTTGGCGGAGGAGATTAGAAATGCTATGAAGATAATTAAAAAGTCAAAAAGAGAATCTGTAACGCCTTATTAAATGAATTTCGCAAGTTTTTTCCAATTTTCTTCAGAAGATATTCCGAAGAAATCACGAGTTACTTTAATAATCAAAATGTGATCGCCTTTGTCAAGAGCGCTACTTAAATAATCATAAATGAATGTAGAATTTTCTACAGCTTTTATTATCCATACTGAATCTTGAAAGTGGATATAGTCAGGGAATTGTTTTATTAATTCGTATAATTTTGAATACTTTTGACCTGGATTATTTAAGTCATAACTCACTAGATAAACATTCATATTTTCTCACCGCCCTTCCACATTAGATAAAAGGATTATAACACGAAAATATGGAACAAAACTTAAATTATAAAGGAGGTTAAATCCATGAAATACTTACTCGGTTACATCACAATGCTCGGAATAATGGTCATCACCTTATTATGTGGAGCAGGTTTCACGACAGTAATTGGGGCGTCTTTACTAGCGCTTATTTTCAGTAGCTTCTTCTGGGAGAAGTGGCTTGAGATAACAAAAAAGACTGAAACTTGCGCTAACAAGTAACAGTCAAACACTAACTAAAATATACAACTTAAATATACAAGTGGAGGAGAGAAAATGCAAGAGTTAATCACAGTCAAGTTGACCAGAGAAGAATACTCTCAACTAATCAAAAGCCAAATAGATTTAGATTTCTTGCGAAGCGATTACGACTATTTAAACAAACGTTACGAAGATATGTGTGATAGATATTTTGAACTTAGAAAAGATTTCAGAAAAGCTATAGAATCGTGCAAAACACAAAGTGAAACAATCAAAGTCATGGAAAGAACAATCGACATGCTGCACAAAGGAGTGATTGACATTGAAAGAAACAGTGACCTATCTAATTAAACTGAAAGACGCTCCCTTCGACTTGTATATCACTAATAAACCTAGTGCGAACTTTCCTACAATCAAATATTCAACAAGTAGTGGAGATGCTAAAGACTTCGACGGTTTAGATAAAACTGTTATTGACATGACAAAACACATAGCAATTAAAAAGACGGTAACTGAAACAACTAAATATGAGGAGGTTGAGTATGACTGAACAACTTAACTTATACCAAAAAATAGCAGAAGTAAAAGCAAACATTGATGGTTTTACCAAAGATACGAAAGGATACAACTTTTCTTATGTGTCAGGCTCACAAATATTACACAGAATTAGAAAGAAAATGATTGAACATAATTTGTTACTAGTTCCTAGTACAAGTAACGAGAATTGGACTACACACACATTTAAAAATAAACGTGGCCAAGAAGTAACAGAATTTATTGTTGAAATGGATCTGAATTATACATGGATCAATGCAGATAAACCCGAAGAAAAGTTTGAAGTAAGTTATCACGCTTATGGACAACAAAGTGATATTTCACAAGCGCATGGGACAGCTTTAACTTACGCAGAACGTTATTTCTTGATGAAATTCTTTAATATCCCTACTGATGAAGATGATGCTGATGCAAAACAAAAACAAGAAAGATATTCAACATCAAGCAATCAATTAAAAGAGTTGCTTAGACAAGAAGCAAATAGCTTTATCGAAATTGCTGAAAGAAGTAATGCTGCAAGCAAGTATCAAGAACAGATAGAAAAATTAAAAAATATGGATGTCAATTTACTTGATAAGCAACAAATCAATGTAACAAGACAACAAATTAATAAATGGCTCGGAGGAATTGAATAATGACTAATTTAACAATTTTAACAGGACGTATCACTAAAGATTTAGAACTTAAACAAGCAGGACAAACACAGGTAACTAACTTCTCTATGGCAGTGGACAATCCATTCAAAAAAGATGACACATCATTCTTTGACATCGTAGCGTTTGGCAAAACTGCCCAACTATTAAACGACTATTGCGGTAAGGGAAGCAAAGTTTTAATCGAAGGCAACTTGAAGCAAGACCGTTTCCAAGATAAAGAAGGTAACAATCGTTCAGTAGTACGAGTGATTGCAAATAGAATTGAATTCTTAGATAGCAAAGGTAACAACCAACCTCAAAAACAACAAGAACATACTACACAGACAAAAAGTAAAAATCCATTCGCAAATGCAAATGGACCTATTGACATTACCGATGATATGTTGCCGTTCTGATTGGACTGATTAGATGGTAGTAATTAAAAACTACATTACAGAAGATGACGGTACAACTACTGTAGTCATCAAAGGAGTAGAACTAGATAACAAAACGTCTTTACTTTTAGACAATGGTTACGAAGTGGAAGCAGATGTAAGAGTTGTAGATCCATTCAAGATTACAGATAAGCAGCGCAGAAAGATATTTGCGCTCTGTAACGACATAGAAGCATATACAGGACAACCCCGTGACTATATGAGGTATTTGTTCATGGATTACGTAGAAGTCCTCTACGGCTATGAAAAACGCCTCTCATTGAGCGACTGCACAAGAGAACAAGCTAAACAAATTATAGAAGTTATTCTCGACTGGGTGTTTCACAACAATATACCACTTAATTATAAGACAAGTGACTTACTCAAAAATGATAAAGCGTTCCTTTACTGGTCAACAGTCAATCGTAACTGTGTAATATGCGGAACGCCACGAGCAGAACTTGCGCATTATCACACAGTAGGTCGAGGACGTAACAGACGAAAGATAGATCACACAGACAACAAAGTATTAGCGCTATGTTCAAGACATCATAAAGAGCAGCACCAAATAGGTATAGATAGTTTTAATGAGAAATACAAATTACATGAAAGTTGGGTGTCCGTAGATGAACGACTCAACCGAATGTTGAAAGGAGAAGTAAATGGCTGAAGTATCGTGGATTAAATTAAAAGTTGGAATGTTCGATGATAGCAAAATCAAGTATATAGAAGCACTGCCAGAACGAGATACAATCATCACTTTATGGGTTAAGTTGCTGACATTAGCTGGAAAGTATAACGAACAAGGATACATTATGTTATCCGAAAGTCTACCCTATAACGAAGAAATGTTAGCTAACGAATTTAATAGACCTATCAATTCAATAAGATTAGCGTTACAAACATTCGAAAAGCTAAGCATGATTGAAGAAGTGAATGGTGTCTTTAAAGTATCTAATTGGGAAAAACATCAGAACATCGAAGGTTTAGAAAAGATAAGAGAACAAAACCGTTTGCGTAAACAAAAGCAAAGAAAAAACAAAAACTTTTAGATAGTCACGTGACTTCACGTGACAGTCACGCAACAGATATAGAAGAAGATAAAGAAGTAGAAGAAGAAAGAGAAAAAGAAGTAGATAAAGATATCTTCAAAAACTCAATTAATTACATCATGAGTAACCTTACTCATAATTTAACTCCTAACCAAATGGAACAGATAGGATATGCCATTGATGATATTGGACAACATGCAGATGAAGTTGTTGAAGTAGCTACTGATTATACAAAAGACAAAGGTTGTCATGCAGGTTACCTAATCAAAGTGTTAAACAACTGGGCTAAAGAGAACGTTAAGAATAAAAAAGAGGCTGAAAATAAAATTAAACCTAAAAATAAAAAAACTGTAACAGATGATGTAATTGCTCAAATGGAGAAAGAGCTAGGAGATGAAAGTTAATGCCTATGACTAAACAACAAGCCCTAGAAGTAATTAAAACAATTAGACATGTATACAACATTGACTTTGACAGACCTAAATTAGAAACATGGGTTAACATTTTGAGCCAAAACGGGGATTATGAACCGACTAAAAAAACAGTAATGCAATATATCAATGATGCTAATCCTTATCCACCTAGTATTCCAAACATAATGAGGAAAGAAGTCAAAGTCGTAAAAGAAGAACCTGTCGACGAAAAAACTGCTAGACATCGTTGGAGAATGAAAAATGATCCAGAATACGTAGCACAACGTAAAAAGATATTAGACGACTTCAGAAAGAAGTTAAGTGAGTTTGGAGTGAGTGACGATGAATGAACGTCATGAAATCGAAAGTACAATCGTTGCTAGTTTACTTCAAAAACCGGACATAATTGAGAAGTTACGTGTGAGACCGGAAATGTTCTCACATGATGGTATGAAGTCATTTATGGAATATGTATTCGAAGTCGGTAAGGTAGATCATAACGAAATCTATTTAAAAACCACAAAAGATAAGTCATTCCTAGATATGGACACCATTTCAAATTTGTATAACTCAAAATTTATAGGTTACGGATTCTTTGAAAGATACCAACAAGATTTGCTCAATCTTTATCAAATAGAGCGTACGCAAAACGTATTACAAGAATTCAATTCTGATCCGAATATACAAAATTTTGATGAAATGCTTAACAAACTACAAAAGGTCAGTTTAATTAGTGCAAGTGAAGAAAGTGGGACTAAAAAAATTGTAGATCACTTTGTCGAAGAATTATATAGCGAAGAACCAAAACAAAAAATCAATACAGGTTATAAACTGGTGGATTACAAAATAGGTGGTTTAGAACCTACACAGTTGATTGTAATCGCTGCGAGACCGTCAGTAGGTAAAACGGGGTTTGCGCTTAATATGATGCTTAATATAGCGTCTCAAGGCTATAAAACTTCATTCTTCAGTCTAGAGACAACTGGCGTGTCTGTATTGAAAAGGATGTTATCAGCAGAAACTGGGATAGAACTAACTCGTATCAAAGAAATTAAAGATTTAGAACCGGATGAATTAACACGTTTAACAACTGCAGCAGACAGAATACTCAAACTTGATATAGATATACACGATAAAAGCAATATTACTACACATGATGTACGTAAACAAGCGATGAAGAACAAAGATGTGCAACAGGTTATCTTCATTGACTACTTACAACTTATGCAGACAGACAGTAAGTTAGATCGTCGTAATGGTATCGAAAAGATATCGCGAGATTTGAAGATTATTGCAAATGAAACAGGTGCAATTATTGTGTTGCTATCTCAATTGAGCAGAGGTGTAGAAACAAGAAATGACAAAAGACCTATGCTATCTGACATGAAAGAAGCAGGTGGAATTGAAGCAGATGCAAGTTTAGCTATGTTGTTATATCGAGATGATTACTACAACCGTGATGATGTTGATGACTCAGGCAAGTCAATTGTTGAATGTAACATCGCAAAAAATAAAGACGGAGAAACAGGTGTAGTTGAGTTTGAGTACTACAAGAAAACGCAGAGGTTCTTCACATGAAAGTAGTTGAATATCAAAAGTTGTTAGGCGTTATGTATCGAGAAGATTATCAAAACGACCCATTAATAGCTAAGACGCTTATTGAGTCAGGCTGGGCAGTTAAACGTTTGTTAGAAAACAAAACGATATCACCATTTGACGAATATGAAAAAGTTCAGGAGTTAATCATGAATGAAACGAAGTGGAGGCAACCAGATGGGACTTATCGACGGACTTAAAAAGCAATACACGTTATATCAGATTGACGGTTGGAAGATGTGCAGTGTAACGCCGTTAGGAGAAGATACATTCAAACTAGGTAACTATGCAGGCATACACTTTAGAAACACATTCTCAGGAACAGTAACGAAAGATGAACTAGAAAAACTGAAACGCAAACATAAGCTTTTCAGAAAAGAAGAACTGCAACAGCAAATGACAATTAACGAATTATTATTTTGAGGTGGAACTTTGAGTAAATACAATTCTAAAAAAGTTGAATATAAAGGTGTCGTGTTCGATAGCAAAATTGAATGTGACTTCTACCAATATTTAGAACGTAACTTAGGTAAGGGATATGACCATATAGAGTTGCAACCTAAGTACGAATTACAACCTAAATTTGAAAATTTCAGATCTATTAACTATGTAGCAGATTTTGCTTTATGGAAAGATGGCAAGCTAATCGAAGTGATAGATGTAAAAGGTATGCCTACTCCAGAAGCCAAAATAAAATCAAAGATATTTAGATATCAAAACAGAGAAGTACCACTCACGTGGATATGTAAAGCGCCTAAATACACAGGTCAAGAGTGGATAACGTATGAAGAACTTTTAAAAGCTAGACGAGAGAAAAAGAAGAAAGAGGTGTTAAATAAATGAATAGCTACGAGGTTCAAACGAGATTAGATTTTACGATTAAAGGTCATGTTAATGCGTTTGTTCCAGTTGAAAAAGGTCAAACGCCTTCTGACGCGATAGAAAATTATAAAGAACAATTGTTAGACAGTCCGAGAGATGTATTAAATTACGATATTGAAATAGATGATTTAGAGGTGGAGTAAATGGAATTAGCAAAGAATAGAACGATTGAATTTAAAAATAATAGATTATATTACGTTGTAAAAACTGAAGAACAGAAACACTTATTGCCAGTTGAAGATGTACACGAAGCTGAATATACAGGCACACCCTGGAAGCTCATTGTAAGACGTATTAAGTATTCTGGTTACAGTCCTGAAGAAGCTTTATTTGAAGAGTACAACGAGCAAGATACAGAAGCGAAAGAGAGAAAACAACTATCTCAATTGGAACATGAGGACAGAATGAGGTTAGTTAGATTAGAACGACAAAAAGAATTTAATCTAAGACGTAAGAAACCGCACTTATTTGAAGTGCCTCAAGTACACTCTCGTGGTGAATGGTGCACGCACCTTATGGAAAATGACATCTTTCCTAGAAAGGTGGTTAGATCATGAGTATTAAAGATTTGACTGTAGGAGAAAGAATTGTATTTAGAGATGCTAGTAACATAGATCAATACTCTGAGGTGCAGCAAGTATACTGTGATGAAAACCAAAAATATTATGCTTACGTAAAATTAACCGATGGCAGAGTAGCGATGATTAATGAAAATACTGACTTTATCAGCTTGCCTAAATCAACTAGTAAAGAAGTTGAAAAGACATTAGATGACAAGGTTAACCACCCGTCACATTACACGTATGGAGATATAGAAATAATTGAATTCATAGAGCAAGTTACTAAAGATTATAAACCAGAGTTAGCATTTGCGATTGGTAATACAATCAAGTATATCAGTCGAGCTAATCGTAAGAACGGAAAAGAAGATTTAGACAAAGCACGTTGGTATCTAAACAGAGCATTTGAGAAGTGGGAGGGTTAATTATGGTATATATGTACGAACCATTTAGCCACACAGTGACTAAGACAGACTTAACTCATTTGCACAACATTACAGGTATTCCACTAAACACACTGTGGTACCAAAAGGAACGTGGCACATATAACGATAAGTTAAAGTGTTTCTTCACCGACACTATGCCTAGAGTGAATAAGAAACAGGAGTTTAACGAAAGAGTTGTAGCAAAAGATGAAATTTGGAAGTACAGCGAGAAGTACGATCTATACGTAAGTAACTTAGGCAGAATGAAAAGGTCTGATGGTAAATATAAATTCGCGAATGGATGTAACGGTATTTCCACAGTTATTTATAAAAATAAGAAGTATCGTGCAGCAGATATTGTATATGAAACATTTATCGGTAATTTGAAAAATGGATTACATGCATATCCTAAAGATAGTAGATACAACAACTTTACTGCAGATAACTTATTCCAGTCTACATTACAGAAATATAGAGTATATCGCAGAAATAAAGGTGTATCTAAACCAGTATATCTAGTAGATAGCGACAACCAAATTGTTGAAGAATTCGCAAGTACAGTAGAAGCTCAAAAATTATTGTTCATAGACAGACGGAATATCGCAAGGAAGTGCAACCGTAAACATGTAAGTGACGGATTGATGTATATGTGGGCAGACGAATACGAGAAGATGAACGCATGATACTATCCGACACAATCAACCAAAGATACAGATATAACACACAAGGCAAAACACCTACAGAAATACAGCGTGAATTACGACAGCTAGGTGTTAAAGGCTTTGTGGTTAAGGTAGCAGGAAGTAGAGTGACGATGAAAGTTGAGAAAGAAAATATAAGGAAGAATAGGGAGTGCATGAGTAATGGTAAAGATTAAACAAAAGAAGAAAATGACATTACCGGAATTAATTCAGTGGGGTTGGAAGAACCGTATTACAGAAAAAGCGTTTTATAGCAATCTCGATGGTAGTTCTGTGTATTTCGATAAGCTTCAAAATGTATCGATAGAGCATGAAACTGCTATAGATGAAACTTTTACAATAGAAGTCGAAGAGGAAATTACGGAAGATACTATTTTCCCTTTACTTTTAAAAATTTACGAAACGAGAGATAACGCAACAGAGGCTTCTATATATCGCAGTACATCTATCCATATATCTGAAACTAGCACTAGAACTATCGCTTATTACCTGATTAATAACGATGGAACACTCATACTTATTTGGGAAAATGGAAAGTTGGTGGACTAGTAAATGAACGCAGAAGCTAAGTTTGTTTTTAGTGTTATGGACGCTAGATTGAAGAAAGCAAAAAGAGAACGCGACAGTTTCCGTAAGCAACGTGATGAACTTATCAATGATATGGCAGAAGTGAAAAGGAAGGCAGAGGCGTTTGATGAGATAAAGGAATATACATTAGACAAAATTGAAACGTTAACTACAAGAAAAGAGTTTGCACCAAATTTTAATAACTTTGGATACTTCGGAAACTTACTAATCGCATATAAAAATATTGAAAATAAGATAAATGATTTGGAGCGTGGTAGTGATGTGGAAGATTAAAGAATTTGAACGTTCATCAACCAAAATACATGAAGTGGTAAATGAATTTTTAAGAATTAATGGAATTAAAGAGTATGAAGTAGTTGGTTATCAAGTTAACTGGGTGGAAAGTTACGATGAATATTGTTCACATATTTTGATTAAATACTGGGAGTAATAAATAAACGACTATAAAAAATATTGGAGTGTAATGTTTTGAAATTAAATTTAAAGATAGAGATAAACGACGAAGATTTGTTAGAAGATGTTGGGTTTCATAGAGAAGTGAATAAAGATGCAAAGGCAGCAAGTAAAATAGATAGTTTAAATGAACTGTTTGGTATGGTTTTAGTGAGATTAGTAAATTTGCGACATGAAACTATGGAAGATCCTAACAATTGCAGTGGTAAAGATATAAGAAAAAGTATAGACGATTTCATAGATAATATAAAAGAAACAATAGAAGATTTTAAGGAGGAACAATAAATGACGGTGTTCCATGTATTGGTGCTAATTATAATTGGTGCATTTATTGCAGACTATGTAAGGTTGCGTAAGGAAAAAGCTAAATTAAGAGTTAACGTAAGTATTCTTGCTGAGCATGTTATGAAAGATTACGGAGCAGAGTACACATATAAACTTATCAATTACAAGGAGGAATAATAAATGACAAATACATTAGAAATTAAATTGTTATCAGAAAATGCGACTATGCCGAAGAGAGCAAATTCTACGGATAGTGGATTGGACTTGTATGTATCAGAAACGATTAACATTCCTGCACACGCAACTAAAGTAGTTAAAACAGATATAGCAATTAATCTGCCTTATGGATATGAGGCACAAGTGAGACCTAGATCTGGTAAGTCGCTTAAAACAAAGTTACGTGTAGCATTAGGAACAATAGACCAAACATACAATAAAGAAATCGGTATTATCACAGACAATATAGGTGATGAAGATATTACAGTAGAAAAAGGAGAAAGACTGGCACAGTTAGTTGTAGCACCAGTTGTATATCCTACGCCCAAACAGGTTGATTGGTTTGAAAATGAAAGTGACAGAGGTGCATATGGAAGCACAGGAGAGTAAAGATATAGTAGCAGAGATTAAAAGAATACTTCGCAAAGAGTAACGAAAAGTAAAACGAAGTAACGAGGAGTAGATAAAGTGAGTAATTTTATCGGAAGTTTCAACATGCCTAAACAACAATTAAAAGAATTATCTGATGCAGAATTAGCTATGCACTTTACGTATATGGAAGAACGATTTAAGCAACTAAACAAAATAAAGTTTGATTGCAAATTACCATTAGGAAGAGATGAATATGAAATTTTAACAATACCTAGCAAAACGCAGAAAGAATTTAATAATATATTCAGACAAGTTATGAAAGATAAAATCGCAGAGACACATAATGAATTTGTAAAACGTAATATTGGAACATACGAAACTAATGTAAAAGAGGTGCTTGGGAAGTGACACAATACTTAATCACAGAGATACAAGATAGTACAGGATATGTTCACAGACACGTTAACAAAGTTAAAGAGAACGAACGTATGACGTTGGTAGAAGCAGAGAGTAAGAGTGAGGCGTTAAGTAAACAAAAGGAGGGTTACAATGATTAAACGCATATTAAAAATTTGGTTTACTATCGCTATGTATGAGTTAGGTAAATGGATTGGTAGAGAGTTGTACTATAAGTTAACTGCAAATGATGAGGTGGAAGTGCCTAAGGACTTCGACGAACACGACCACGCTCATTTGAATGGCATATATGGAGGTTATTAAAGTGATTTGGATAAGTTTTTTATCGGTAACAATTGTGTTAGTACTGTGTATTTTTGCTATATATAAGTGGATTAAAGCAGAGAAAAGAGTTAATGAGTTACAGGAAGATAAACATGGATTGCAATTAGATAAGTTACATTTAGAAAGAGAGGTATCTTGGTTGAAAAATAAGGATAATAAAAACAACATAGGCAAATACGTGGTTGAGTTAAAAAAAGGAGTATATTTAGTGAAAAAATATATAGGTAGTTATGGAAACACATGCATAATCACTGACAATGTATTTGAAGCTTTATCTTACGACGATTTATATTCAGCTAAAGAAGATGCATGTAGTTTTAACGGACGTGTACTAGAACACAAACCTAATTTAGAGGTGGTCAAACAATGTGGGGCGTAATAGCAATCATTATATTAGTTTTACTACTATTTGGCTCTATACTTGAACAGAATGATCTAAAACATCAGTTAGAAGTGAAAGATTATGAGATTAAGACCTTGAAAGATAAGTTGGAGAATGGAGGGTAAGTGATGTTTTATAAATCCAAGTGGATTAAATTAAAAACTCTAGTTCTTAGTTTAATTTTGATGATGCAAAACGATAAAGACCGTAGTACCCATGTTAAAATCGGTGAAATTGTAGCTTTAGAAAGTATATTAAGTAAAATGGATGAATATGACGGCGGTAATGATTTTCAAAATTTAAAGTATGAAGAATACAAAAAGCGAATTAATAAAAAAGGAAACTAAAGGAATGGAGGGTAAGTATGATAACGATTGAACGACACGATATAAAGAAACTAGAAGATTATATCAAGAACATAGAACGCTACAGACGAGAGTTAAAAGTAAGAGAGTATGAACTACTAGAAAACCACGAACCCGAGAATGTAGGCGCAGGTAAGAGTAATATACCAGGCAATCCTATTGAGAGAGAATCAATTAAGAAGTTAAGTGACAATCGTTATAACAACTTACGTAACATTGTAAAAGGTGTAGACAAACTTATTTATGAATCGGACGAAGATACACAAGACTTAATGCGTTTGAGATATTGGGAATGTCCGATTGGTTGCAGTGAGTGGGAGGATATAGCTGACTACTTCGGTACAAGTAAGACGAGCATATTAAGACGACGTGACGCGATGATAAATAGATTGGCAGAATTCATAGGTTATGTGTAGGGTGGACTTTTGAAGTGTGTAAGTCCGTTTATAATCGGTGTATTATGATATTGTAAGAATTACCTCACAAGACATAGTGTTTATCCTTTCGCACTATGGTGAGGTATTCAATATCGAAGTGATTGGATAAGTGTTTATCGTCCTTGATTAGACGTTGCACATCCGATTGCTTAACTATCCGTCAGAGTGGCGGGTAGTTTTATTGAATCTTACAACACGGCTTCCGATACGATGATATGAATACTTGACATGTAATTTTTCTCCTCCCTTAATTAGTTATCCGTGAGAACACACGGGTAACTTATTTTTATGTATTGATGTGACATAGAGATGTGACATGAGTACATAAACTCAAATAAATAACAAAACATAATCATTAGGCACTGTTTACGCAGTGTCTTTTTTATACGTCAAACAAAGGTGCTTAACCGTGAGAGTAGGTGGTAATATACGATGACGAAACTGAACCTTAAACAACAAACATTTGTTGATGAGTACATTAAGACAGGTACTGCTTATCAATCGGCAATCAAGGCTGGTTATAGTGAGAAATACGCAAAATCAAGTAGTCATAAATTGTTGGAAAATGTGGGAATAAAAGCAGAGATAGACAAACGAATGGAAAAACTGAAAAAAGATGCAATTGCAGACCAAGACGAAATACTTCAATATCTCACTTCTGTATTACGTGGGGAAATAACAGACCAAGAACTCATACCGATTGGAATTGGTAGAGGGGAAATGGAAGTAGAGTCTTTAGAAAAACGATCAGATACTAACGCTAGAACTAAAGCTGCAGAATTATTAGGTAAGCGATATATGATGTGGACAGACAAGCAACAAATCGAAACGACTGCGACGGTACAGTTCAATGACGATATCGATTAATCTATCCGAACTGTTACCTAAACACTTTCATGGACTGTGGAAAGCTACTAAGGACAAAGAGAAACTCAACATAGTAGCTAAAGGTGGACGTGGTAGTGGTAAGTCGTCTGATATATCTATCATCATTACACAGTTAATCATGCGCTATCCTATGAATGCAGTTGTAGTACGTAAGACGGATAATACATTAGCTACATCAGTATTTGAACAAATCAAGTGGGCGATAGAAGAACAAAAGGTGTCGCACCTATTCAAAGTTAAAGTGTCGCCAATGGAAATCACATACGTACCTAGAGGGAATCGAATTATCTTTAGAGGGGCACAGAACCCTGAACGATTAAAGTCGTTAAAAGATAGTCGATTCCCTTTTTCTATCATGTGGATAGAGGAGTTGGCAGAGTTTAAAACGGAAGATGAAGTCACTACAATTACTAACTCTATGTTACGTGGTGAATTAGACGACGGATTATTTTATAAGTTTTTCTTTAGTTACAACCCACCTAAGAGAAAACAATCGTGGGTTAACAAAAAATACGAAACCTCATTCCAACCGGATAATACATTTGTACATCATTCAACGTACTTAGATAATCCTTTTATATCTAAACAGTTTATACAAGAGGCAGAGAGTGCTAAAGAACGTAACGAACAACGTTATCGTTGGGAATATATGGGTGAAGCTATCGGTAGTGGCGTTGTGCCGTTTAACAACTTGCAAATAGAGAAGATACCTGATGACTTATACAAGACATTCGATAATATACGTAATGCAGTTGACTTTGGTTATGCTACTGATCCACTAGCATTTGTACGTTGGCACTATGATAAGAAGAAACGTATTATCTATGCAGTTGATGAACACTATGGTGTACAAATAAGCAATAGAGAGTTTGCTAACTGGTTAAAACGTAGAGGTTATCAATCTGATGAGATATACGCAGATAGCGCTGAACCGAAGTCTATTGCAGAGCTGAAACAAGAACACGGTATCAAGAGAATTAAAGGTGTGAAAAAAGGACCTGACAGCGTAGAACACGGGGAACAATGGCTTGATGATTTAACTGCTATTGTGATAGATCCTAACAGAACACCTAATATAGCGAGAGAATTTGAGAATATCGACTACGAAACTGACAAAGACGGCAACGTAAAACCGAGATTAGAAGATAAAGACAACCATACGATAGACGCCACTAGATACGCCCTAGAGCGTGACATGAGGCAGAATAAACTTAGCATACTTACGTAAACGAGGTGATTAGCATTAACTGGCCATGGGACAAACCATATCACGAACAAGTGGTAGAACAAATCAAACCGAAGTACGAAACGCAAGAAGAAATGATATTGCGCTTGGTTAGAGAACATAAAGAGAATATAGACAATATCACAATGGGCGAAAGATATTATAATCATCACCCAGATATATTAGACGCTCCTTTCAAAAGAGATGTGAACGGCGACTATGACGAAACTAAACCAGACTGGCGCATGTATACTAACTACCATCAAAACTTAGTAGACCAGAAAGTAGCTTATGCAGTTGCTAATCCAGTGACATTTGGTGTAGATAATGACAAAGCATTAAAGCAAATACAACATACACTTAATCACAAGTGGGATGACAAGTTAGTAGATATATTAACTGCTGCAAGTAATAAAGGTATCGAATGGGTTCAACCTTATGTAGATGAAGAGGGAGAGTTTAAAACGTTTCGTGTACCTGCAGAACAAGCTGTACCTATTTGGACTAATAAAGAAAGAGATGAACTGCAAGCGTTTATCCGTGTATATGAATTAGACGGAGCAGAACGCGTTGAGTATTGGACTAAAGATGATGTGACATTCTATGAGTTGAAAGAAGGACAACTTATCCCTGATTTCTACCGTAGCGAAGATCATATACAACCTCATTATTATCAAGGTAATAAATTGATGAGTTGGGGACGTGTTCCTTTTATTCCGTTCAAGAACAACCCACAAGAAGTATCTGACTTATTCATGTACAAAACAATCATAGACGCGTTAGATAAGCGATTATCAGACACACAAAACACTTTTGACGAATCAGTAGAGTTAATCTATATCTTAAAAGGTTATGAAGGTGAAGATATGAAAGACTTCATGCATAACCTTAAATACTACAAAGCAATTAGTGTTGCAGGAGAAAGTGGTTCTGGCGTAGATACTATCAAAGTAGAAGTGCCTATCGACTCTGTTAAGGAATACACGAAGATGTTACGTGATTACATTATAGAGTTTGGTCAAGGTGTAGACTTCCAACAAGATAAATTTGGCAATAGTCCAAGTGGTATCGCGCTTAAATTTATGTACAGTAACTTAGACTTAAAAGCTAATAAATTGAAGAACAAAACACTTACTGCATTACAAGAGCTATTGCAGTACATTATCGACTTCTACAGATTAGATGTGAGAGTGCAAGACATCGAGATTACATTCAACTTCAATGTAATGGTTAATGAGTTAGAAAACTCTCAAATCGCTATGAATTCTACAGGGTTATTATCTAAAGAAACTATTCTTGGTAATCATTCGTGGGTACAAGATCCTGTAGCTGAAATGGAAAGAATAGAGCAAGAAAACATAGAACTCAATCAACAACTCCCTGACATTGAGGAGGGATTGAATGACGAACAACAAAGACAATCCGAAGATAACCAATCAGAATGACATAGATAACTACATCGACAAACTGGTTAATCAAGCAGAGAAAGAAATAGAAACTCTATTTGCTAAACGTTTGAAAGAAATCAAACAGATTATTGCGAACATGTATGAGAAATACGATAGAGATGAACCACAAGTGACGTGGACTGAATTTAATAAATACAACAGGCTCAACAAAGAACTTAATCGTATAGGACAGATGTTATCTCAAGACTACAGAGAAGTCGCTAAGGCTATTAAACAGTCGCAACAGAACGTCTATATGGAAAAGTACATGATGAGCCTATTTTTGTATGAAGTGGCAAGTCAAACGTCTATGAACTTTGATATACCTACTTCACAGACGATACAGACAGCAATTGAACAACCTATTGAGTTTATTAAGCTAGTCCCTACACTGCAGAAACATCGCGATGATACATTGAAACGTATTCGCATACACATAACACAAGGCATTATGAGTGGTGAGGGATATTCTAAGATAGCTAAAGCATTAAGAAACGATTTAGGTATGTCAAAAGCTCAATCAGTGCGTGTAGCTAGAACAGAAACAGGTCGTGCATTGTCACAAGCTGGATTAGATAGCGCAATGGTAGCTAAAGATAACGGACTTGATATGAAGAAACGTTGGTATGCTACTAAAGATACACGCACACGTGATACACACAGACACTTAGACGGCACTTCAGTTGATATTGAAGATAATTTTCATTCTAGTGGTTGTGTAGGTCCTGCACCTAAGTTGTTTGTAGGTGTAGCTAGTGCAAAAGAAAACATCAATTGTCGTTGTAAGCTTCTTTATTACATAGACGAAGATGAATTACCTACAACGATGAGAACTAAAGAAGATGGCGTGATACCTTTCACTAACTATAGAGAGTGGGAGAAGAATAAACGTAAAGCTAACACATAACTGTGTTGGCTATTTTTTATGCCCAAAAATGCTCAAGGCGTTAAAAGGTGCAAACTCATGGTGGATAAGACCACCGTAATAAAAAATGTGAGGAGTAATACAAATGAAACGAGAATTTTTACGTGGTTTAGGTGTCGAAGAAGATGCTATTCAAAAGATTATCGACGAACATCATGAAGGTTTGCAATCATATAAAGAGAAGGCAGAGAAAGTTGATTCAATAAAAGAACAATTAGACACTGCTAACGAAGAAATTAAAAATCGTGATAATCAAATTGAAGAACTCAAAAATAATGTTGGTGATAACGATGAACTTAAACAAGAGTTAGAAAAATATAAAGAGCAAAACGCCAACTACAATCAAAAACTCAAAGACGTTCAGTTAAATAAAGCTATCGAAGTATCTTTAGCTAAAGAAAAAGCAATTAAACCTGAACAAGTAATCAAACTAATCGATAAAGATAATTTAGAAGTTGATGACAATGGAAATGTCAAAGGATTAGACGATTACATGAGTGAGTTCAAAAAAGAGAATGAGCATTTGTTTGAACAATCTAAACCAAGCGGACGTACGCCGAATGACGGAAAAAGCGTTGCTGGCGGAATAACACAAGAACAGTTCAACAATATGAGCGTAGATGAAAGAACTGATCTATTTATGAATGATAGAAAAACATACGACGCTCTAATAAACAATTAGAAAAGAGGTTATAACATATGGCACAAGGAACAACAACTAAAAGTACACAAATCGTTCCAGAAGTATTAGCACCTATGATGCAAGCAGAATTAGATAAGAAATTGAGATTTGCACAATTTGCAGACATTGACAGTACATTAGTAGGACAACCAGGTGACACTTTAACTTTCCCTGCATTTGTTTACAGTGGCGATGCTACAGTAGTACCTGAAGGACAAAAAATCCCTGTAGACAAAATTGAAACTAACAGACGTGAAGCTAAAATTCATAAAATCGGTAAAGGTACTGATATTACTGATGAAGCTTTATTATCTGGTTATGGTGACCCTCAAGGCGAAGCAGTACGTCAACACGGTTTAGCTATTGCTAACAAAGTAGATAATGACGTATTAGAAGCTTTACGAGGTACTAAATTAACTGTAAGTGCAGACATCGGTACATTAGCAGGTTTAGAAGCTGCTATTGATACATTTGACGATGAAGATTTAGAACCAATGGTATTATTCATTAATCCTAAAGACGCTGGTAAATTACGTTCTAGTGCTTCAGATAACTTCACTCGCGCTACTGAATTAGGCGATAACATTATCGTTAAAGGTGCGTTTGGCGAAGCGTTAGGAGCTGTTATTGTACGTTCTAAGAAATTAGATGAGGGAGAAGCTATCTTAGCTAAACGTGGTGCAGTTAAATTAATCACTAAACGTGATTTCTTCTTAGAAACTGACCGTGATCCTTCAACTAAAACAACTGCTTTATACAGTGATAAACATTATGTAGCATACTTATATGATGAATCTAAAGCAGTTAAGGTTACTAAAGGCGCAGGAACTACAGACTCAGGCGCATAAAAGGAGGTAGTGACGTATGTATAAAGTAATCGAATACTTCACAGACTTACAAGATAACAACTACGAATATAACGTTGGAGATACGTTCCCTCGTAAAGGTTTAAATGTAAGTAATGAACGATTAACTGAACTATCCACAAAAGAGAACCGTCAAAATAAGCCCCTTATTGAGCGTGTAGAGAGCGACAAAGACTTAAAAGGTATGAAAGTATCAGAATTAAGAGAACTCGCTAAAGAACGTGAAATAGAGGGCTTTTCTAGTATGAAAAAAGATGAACTCATTGAAGCATTAGGAAGTGTTGAGTAATGAACGCACAAGACGTTAAATTATTAAACAATCTCTCGCTCGATGATACTTCAAATGACGAAACAATCGAATTACTTATCGAAAAGTATCTGAATGTAGCTGAAGAATATTGTAATCAAACATTCAATAGGAAGTCATTACCTAGTAATGTAGAGAAATTCATTGCTAACTGTATTAAACAAGGTACGACTAGCAATATTTCTTCACGTACTATGGGTACTGTGAGCTACACTTTCGTTACTGATCTACCTAAGGAAACATACGGTTATCTTAAACCATTTAGACGCTTACGTTGGACTGGTTATCATGTTTAATCCATTAAATGAGTTTCCTCATACAATCGAATTAGGCTCAAGAGAGGTTGTAGGAGAGTATCCACGTGAACAAGAGCGCTTTAAGAGCGAAAAAACAATACAAGGATTTATGGATACGCCTACTTCATCTGAACAACTCAAGTTTCATCAAATGAACCAATCATACGACAGAAACCTATATACGCCGTACAGCCTGCCAATAACTAACAAAAACTTATTCAAATACAACGGTAAAACTTACGAGGTAGTAGGAGAACCTGTCGACCAAGGCGGACAACAAGAAATCAATCTTACTCGGTTGAAAGAGTGTCCTATTGGCTAAGGTTAAATATGGCAATTGGGAATTAGTTAAGGAGCTTGAGGAGTTCGAAAAAGAAACGATTAGATGGGCTAAAAAAGGTATAGCCAAGACAACAACAATTATTCACAATTCAATAGTTAGTAACATGCCTGTTGATACCGGTTATCTTAGAGAAAGTGTTTCTATAGACTTTAAGAAGGGCGGATTAACAGGCGTTATTAATATTGGTAGTGAGTATGCAGTGTACGTTAACTACGGTACAGGGATATACGCAGTCGGTCCAGGTGGTAGTCGTGCTAAAAGTATTCCGTGGCGTTATAAAGACGCAGACGGACATTGGCACACAACAAAAGGTCAACGTGCACAACCTTTTTGGGAACCAGCAATTGATGAAGGTAGAGCATTTTTCAATAAGTATTTTTCATAAGGTGGTTAAGATATGTGGGTATCAGTAGAACGGTATCTGTTTAACAAGATATATAACAAATTAAAAAGCAACCCTATCGTCAGTAAACAACTAGGCGGTAGGGTTTTTGATTGCGTTCAAAAAGACGCTGTTTACCCATATATCGTTGTGGGTGAAACAAACGTCACTAATAAAGAAACAACAACGAGTATGTTTGAAGATGTAGGCGTAACCTTACACGTGTATAGTCAAGCGAGAAATCGTGATGAAGTAGCACAAATCATTCAGTTTTTAGGTCATGTACTTAATACTGAATTTGAAATCGAACATTACTCATTCATTAAAAGTCGGATTGATACACAAGAAGTTATAACTGACATTGATCAGTACACGAAGCACGGTATCATTCGGCTTATTTTTAAATACAGACACAATACTTTACAAAGGAGTGTAACGAATGGCGCAGAATAAATATATTGCAGCGTTACAAATCGCTGACAAAGATTTAGCGAGCAAGCTAAAAGAAGAAGATGCTATTCTGTTAGCTAGTTTAGCTGAGGGTGGACACACAATCAGTAATGACTTAGCTGAAATGATTACAGGTGGCAAAAAAGACTACGGTCGTAACTCTGTAGAAGAAGAAATCAAGTTAACTGTTGACCGTGTTCCTGGCGACAAAGGTCAAGAAGCTTTAAAAGAGTCAGTTAAAAACTTCAAGCAGTTACGTTTATGGATTTGGGAAGTTAAGAAACGTGACGGTAAACATCACGGTACTTTCGCTTATGTAATTGTAGAAGAGCACGAATGGTCATTTGATGATGAGGATGACAAAATCGAAATCACTGCAAAAGTTAAATTTAACAGTGCTGACGGTTCTGTTGATTCATTACCACCAGAATGGCTCAACCCTAGTGCTGCTGCTCCTACAGTTGAATGGGAAGATATGGGAGCTTATACAGACTCATACGAAAATCGTACACCTAAAGCTGGTGCATAAGCTTTACGAGGGCATTAAGCCCTCTATTTTTTTGTACAAAATAACAGAAAGAGGTTAAATAATGACTGAAAATACAATCAATCCTATTACTGAATTAGAAATCAATGGAGAAGAAGTAGAAGCAAAAGCTACTTTCTTATTCGATAAAGCGGCTAAGAAATTTGCTAAAGATGAGCAAGATGAAAACGGTAAAACTACTAAAGTATCTGGTTTTAATGCTATTTATAACGGTATTTTAGAACGTGATCCAATTGCAATTGCAGACTTTTGGGAATGTGCAACAGCTTATCTAGGTAAGAATGCACCTAAACGTGAAGATATCGAACAAACACTAATGGAAATTATTGATGAAAAAGAAGATTCTATCGAATTATTACAAGGTGCATTGCAAGTATTAAATCATAGTGGTTTTTTCAAGCAGAAATCACGTCTATTCTGGACACAAATGAATTCAGCACCATCTATGGTCAAAGAAGAAGAGAAAGAGTCTACGAAGAACGGTATCGAGTTCATGAAGAACAATTACAAAGAAATCATGGGCGAGCTACCTTACTAGATTATTCAGAAATACGGCAGATAACCAGTCAATACATAGGCTATCTTCCTTATGATGAATTAATGAGTTTGACGCCTAATGAATGGAAAGACTGGGTTGTAGGTCGTAGATTGGCGTTACTTGATGAACAAGAAACTTTATTATTTGGTGCTCAAGCTAACGGTCTTGTGCAAGCTGGTAAATCACTTAAACGATTACAGAAGCAGTTAGAGCGTGCAAGATACGAAGTACGTGGACAGTCAGAAGAATACGAACGTATGAAAGAACGTAAGTTAGCACATAACAAACGCATTAGAAATGTTCAGAAACAAGGTACACGACGCTTTATGAATTCATTACGCAATACTAGTCAAAAAGGAGGTTAGCCATGAATAAAAACTTTATGGCTCGTATATCGGCGATCATTACAGATTTCCAACGGAATATCAGAAAAGCTCAACGTATGGCAAAAACTGAAATACCCGATGAAATCGAAACACAAGTCGATGCGAATATCAGTAAGTTTAAACGAGCCTTAAACACTGCAAAAGCAATGGCTCAACGTTGGCGTGGACACACCGTTGAAATAGACGGTAACAATAACCCTATCAAACGAGCAATTGCAGTAGTTAAAGAGAAATTACAGCAATTAAGAGATAAAGAAGTAGACATAAAAGGGAATAACAATCCCTTAAAACGTTCAGTATTAGGTGCTAAGGCTATGTTGGCAACCTTACATGATAAAACGGTAAAAGTTAACTTTGATACAAGGGGAATGACAAGAGCTCAAGTATTAACTAGAGCTTTAAGTCAGTCTTTAGATGAATACGGCGACAAAATGGATAGATTAGCTACTCGTATTCGTACATTTGGTACTGTGTTTGGACAACAAATCAAAGGTGTGCTAATCGCTAGTTTTCAAGGTCTTATTCCTATTATAGCTGGTTTAGTACCCGCCATCATGGCAGTAGCTAACGCATTAGGCGTAGTTGCTGGTGGTGCATTAGGTGTAGCTGGTGCATTTGGTATTGCTGCAAGTGGTGCGTTTGCATTTGGTGCTATGGCAGTAAGTGCAATTAAAATGTTGAATGACGGAACATTACAAGCCACTGCACAAACAAGAAGATATCAAGCGTCTTTAGAACAAGTTAAGTCAACTTGGGAAGGCATTATCAAGCAAAATCAAGCACAGATTTTCAACACACTATCTAACGCTTTAGACACTGTTAACGTAGCTTTAGGGCGTATGAAACCATTCTTAGCAGGTATCTCTAAAGGAATGGAACAAGCGTCACAGAGTGTCTTAAAATGGGCTCAAAACAGTCAAACCGCCAGCAAATTCTTTAACATGATGAATACAACAGGCGTTAAGACATTCAACACATTATTAAGTGCTGCAGGACGTTTTGGTGACGGACTTATTAATGTGTTCACGCAGTTAGGTCCACTATTCTTATGGACTGCTAAAGGTTTAGATAATTTAGGTAAGAAGTTCCAAAACTGGGCTAACAGCGTAGCAGGTCAGAACGCTATTAAATCATTTATTGAATACACTAAAACTAATTTACCTAAAATAGGTCAAATATTTGGCAATGTATTCATGGGTATTGGTAACTTGATGAAAGCATTTGCTCAAAACAGTTCTAATATCTTTGATTGGCTAGTTAAAATGACTGCTAAGTTTAGAGAATGGTCTGAACAAGTTGGTAAATCTGAAGGGTTTAAAAAGTTTGTTCAGTATGTACAAGAGAATGGTCCAGTCATTATGGATCTAATCGGTAATATTGTAAGAGTATTGGTTGCGTTTGGTACTGCAATGGCGCCAATAGCAAGTGTGATATTAAAAGTAGTAACAGCATTAGCTGGTTTCATAGCTAAATTGTTTGAAACACACCCAGCTATAGCTCGAATGGTTGGTATAGGTATGATACTCGGTGGTATGTTGTGGGCTTTACTAGCACCAATCATCGCAGTAGGTACATTATTAGAAACATTCTTTAGTAGTAGTCTATTCAAAGCTATGACTAAAATGTTAGCTTTTGCTAGAAACACTCAAATACTTAGAAGCGCGTTAAACCTAGTGAAAATCGCATTTAGACTTCTCATGAGCCCTATTAGTACAATTATGCGTATCTTACCTATGTTAAGTGGTGCTTTCCAAGCATTGGGTGTAGCTATAGGCGCGATTTCATGGCCTGTATTGGCTATCATAGGCGTTATCGTTGCTTTAATAGGTATTATTGTTTGGTTATGGAAAACGAACGAGAATTTCAGAAAAACTTGTGTTGAAGCTTGGAACACAATTAAAGATACGATAATGAACGCTGTAAAAACAGTGATTAACTGGTTTAATCAGTTCAGAGCGTCTATCGAACAAACGCTCCAACCAATTATGCCTATCTTACAAATGTTAGGACAAGTTGCAAACCAAGTTCTCGGCTTCTTATTCATCAGCCTCATCAATGGTTTAGTAACTGCTTTCCAATCTCTTTGGACTGTGATTTCAGTAGTATTCACTGCGATAGGTGGAATACTACAAGCTGCTACGCAATTGATTTTCGGTTTGTTTACTGCATTAATACAGCTCCTTACCGGAGATTTTTCTGGCGCTTGGCAAACATTACAAACTACGATTTCTAATGTAATGAGTACGATTTGGAATACCATATTGTCAATTTGGGGCCAAATTTCTAACTTCATATTCAATGTTTTGAACAGAATACTTGGTACTAATATTACAAGTTGGAACCAAATTTGGTCTGCGATTTCAGGTGCAGTTACTAGAATATGGAATACAGTATCAAGTTGGTTTTCACGTGTAGTTTCAACTGTTGCTCAAAAAATGATGCAAGCATTAAGTCGCATCATTTCTGGTGGTGCTCGTTGGGTTTCAAGTATCATTTCTGCGATGAGTAGATTTGTTCAAGGCGTGGTTAGTGGTTTTGTTAGAGTTGTATCACAAGTGGCTTCTGGTATGGGTAGAGCTGTTTCCAAAGTCAGAAGTTTCTTCGGAAAAATGGTATCTGCAGGATTGCATATTGCTTCAGGTATTGCACGAGGTATTGCGAATGGCGCAAGTAGAGTTATAAATGCTGCTGCAAACATCGCTAAAAAAGCAGTTAGTGCAGCTAAAAACGTACTAGGTATTCACTCACCTTCACGTGTGTTCAGAGGTATAGGCGGATATATTTCTCAAGGTTTAGGTATTGGTATTATGGAACAAAGCAATAGTGCTATTAATGCCAGTCGTCGTTTAGCGAAAGATGTAACTAACGCATTTAGCCCTGATTTAAACACTGATTTAACATCAGACTTAACAGGTGGATTAAATAGCGATGTGAACGCACATATGAGTAAAGATGTACGTCATAGCATGCAAGAGAACAATAAACCTATCGTTAATGTGACTGTTCGTAATGAGTCAGATATACCGGCCATTAAATCTTACATTGAAGATTCCAACTCAAAAGACGCAAGTTTCGGATTATTTTAAAGGAGTGATTGTTAATTGATATTACATGATGTTGAAGTTTACAAAAATAAAGAACGTTTACGTATTAGTAACAATCGCTTTACTGGTACTGCGTTGAGAGTTGTTTCTTATGATGTAAAAGGAGCAGGCTATGACCGAAAGTTTGATGAAATCGATCGTGTTAACGGTAGATTTCATAATGCTACTAAAGAAGAAAAGAAAAGTATATCTATGACGGTTAGGTACGATGTAGAAAAGATAGCTTACGCTTCTCATTTAAAAGCGAACATACAAGCTATGCTAAGAGGTCATTTTTATCTTAGAGAATTAGCAACGTCCGAAAGTGAAGTTAAATTCGAGAATATATTCGAACCTAAGGAACAATCTTTTGAACTAGAATATGTTGACGGCAGGCAGATACTTGTTGGCTTAGTTAACGAAGTGTCATTCGATACTACTAAAACGTCAGGTGAATTCACACTAGATTTCGAAACGATTGAATTACCATACTTTGAGAGTATTGGGTATAGTACAGATTTAGAAAAAGAGAGTGGTAATTTGAATAAATGGGGTATTCCAGACAAAAACCCGTTCAACACATCTCATAAAGAACGTAGATACACATTCTATGATACTAAAGTGGGCGATGTATATTACGGTGGTACAGCTGAAATAAATCAATTTAACCAAGATAGTGTTGTAGAAATGGTTCTAGGAGAAAACGTTAGCAAAAAAGATAGTGACGGTTTCAACTTCTACATGACACATAGCGACATTATGAAAATAAGTGGTTTAGAGTTGAAAGCAGGAGATGTTATAAAATTTGACGGTATCCATGTATATCGTAATAACTTACGTATTGATGATTACAACAAGACAAAACAACAACCTGTATTAATGCCTGGTTGGAACACTTTCCATACTACTAAGAAACTTCAAAAAATCACGTTTAAACACAAAAGATATTACTTGTAAGGAGGTTGCTTAATTGCCAATATTATTAAAAACGTTACAGGGCATTGGGCAATCCCTACCTGTAGAAACAAAATTAAACGAGAAATTAAATGAAGATGGCTCCTTAGAAATAGAAATGGTAGAAAACAAAGCTACATTTGACGCTATAGGGGCTATTACTAAAATGTGGACGATTACAGGCGTTGGTGGTGCTGATGACCTGAACGAATACCGTATCGTTATGTTAGACAAAACAACTGTAGGCCAAAAGGAAAAGTTAACAATCAAAGCGCGTCCTGTCGAATTAGATGATCTAAACAATTTAAGAGTATACGAAGTATATAACGGTAGTTTTACAGGAAAAAGCTACTTCGATTTAGTTTTTAAAGATACCGGTTATAAGTATGAATTACACGCTAAGGTTTCATCTTCCAAATTTGAAAATCTAGGTAACCACGATACCAATTTAGAATTATTCAAAAAAGGTTTGGAAAGATATAACTTAGAATATGAATATAACGCCAAAACAAAGACGTTTCACTTATATGATATTGTTCAAAGAAAAGCTAACTATTACATTAAAGCAGGTGTTAACGCGAATAATGTAAAAGTCCAAGAAGATGCTTCTAAGTGTTACACATACATTAGAGGTTATGGTGGCTTTGATGAGCAACAAACTTTCAACGAAGCTAGCTTGCAATATGAGTATACACACCCCTTAGCTGACTTAATAGGCAAACGCCATGCACCACCTGTTGTAGATGGACGCATAACTAAAGGGGATACACTCAAAAAAGCTATGGAGTTAGTTATACAAGAAAGTTTAAAAACGTCTGTAACACTAGATTTTATTTCTTTGCAAAAACATTTTAAAGAAGCAGTACCTAGAGTTGGGGATATTGTGAATGTGATTGATGATTTAATAGGTTTAAATGAGTTTGTTAGAATTATCGAAATCACTACGCAACGAGATATTAACAACAAGATTATCAAACAAGACGTAGTGCTTGGGGAATTTAGATTACAAGATAGATACATGAAAGCAGTAAACACTGCTGCAAATTATGTTAAAGCTATTAAGTCTAACAAATCTGATCCAGCTAAAGACTTAAGGATGATTCAAGCTCAAAACAACGCAAATACTAAGACTGCACAAGATTTGCAGAAGAAAACCGATGAAATAAAAAGAAGATTAGAAAGCGCGCATGCTAAGAGTGTTACAACTGCAAACGGTACTATTGTTCACGACTTTACACCTAAGTCTAAGATTAGGAAAGTTAAAACAATAGGTACTATTGGAGATTCTGTCGCTAAAGGTACTGGTGCTAAAACTAACTTTACTCAAATGTTAGCTAAGAAGATAAAGGCTAAATCAACAAACTTAGCTGTTAGTGGTGCGACAATGAGCACAAACAAAGATAATAGCATTTATGAACAAGCGACCAAAATTAAATCTGATTTAATCATTGTGCAAGGTACAGATGATGATTGGACTAATGATATTAATATAGGCACTGATAAAACGGATACTAAAACGTTTTACGGTGCCTTTTATAGTGCTATCACTAAAATCAAGAGTAATAACCCTAACTCTAAAATAATTGTTATGACACCTACTAAACAATGTTATATAAAAGACGGCAAAACCGTAAGAAAAGACACTACTAAGAACGATTTAGGTCACACTTTAGCTGATTATGTAGATGTTCAAATAGACGCTTGTAACGAACTGGATATACCTGTTTATGACGCTTATCATTCAACACAATTCAAACCCAATATACCTTCGTACAGAAAATCGAGTATGCCTGACGGGGTACACCCTAATGAAAAAGGGCACGAGGTCATTATGTACGAATTGATTAAAAACTTTTATGGTTTTTATGGCTAAGGAGGTCAAAAAATTTGAAATTAGATAACTTAATTACGAAACTTCACTCGTACTTTAGTCAAAAGTTTGTAAGTCAACTTGAGAATAACTTCGAACAAATAAAATACTGGACTAATAAAAGTGATGATAGCTTTAACGAGCATTTAACCACTCAAAAAAATGCGCATACAACTGATCAAATCAAACACAAAACTACAAAAGGTAAAGATGTCGTATTATCTAATCATGAAAATTATCAAGATGAACTTATTGAACATCTTGTGTTAGGTCATAACGGTGATGGCAATAACGAATTAAAAGCTAGTCACACATCAATGGACGCTCAAAGTTTCGATTCTTTACACCAACGTCTATATCACGACTTTTTAAGAGAAAGTAACGCTAGAGAAGAACTAAGAGCCGACTTAACTAAGAAAATACAACGTATTGTTAACGTTGATGACTTTGGCGGAGATCCTACAGGTCAAAAGGACAGTACGAAAGCTTTCCAAGACGCATTAGGTAACGGCAATGTACAGGTAACTATGAGTGGTGGTACTTACCTTACAACAGGTATTAAAATGCCTAACAACTCTCGTTTGGTAGGACAAGGTAAAGACATTACTACAATTAAGTTTATGGACGAAACACCTGCAGAAAATATTGGTATCACTAACTTAAAAATGAGTGGTGGAGCTGAAAACATTTCATTAGAAAGTTTTTCGTTCAACGGGAATAAGTTTAGACAAAATAAAACACTTAAAGCTACCGGTGGTTCTCGTTCATCTAACATTAGATTTGCGGGTGTAACTAATGGATATATCTATAACGTTAAATCATATGACGCTTTACTACACTGTATCGATGTAACATATGCAAATGACAATTATTACTACGAAGGCGATGGAAACAGAGTGCCTTACGCATTAGAAAGTAAGCATATTCATATTGATAATTGTGAGGTATATGGTTGCGGAGATGATGGTATCACTACCCATCACTCTCGTTACATTACAATTTCTAATTGTTATGCACATACACCAACAGGCGGAAGTAATAACAACGGTGTAGAAATTGACGATGGCTCACAATATGTGTTCTTATCAAACAACAGAACCAAAGGTAACTTCGGTGGTTTAGAAATCAAAGCACACAGTAATGCAAGTGCTGCAAGTGGTGTGTTCGTTAACGGTCACGTATCAATCGAAGATACAAGAGCTTACAACATTCGACACATCGGTCATCATAGAGCTAAAACGGACAATAAAAGTTTGACTGCTTATGACGTGGTGCTAAATAATTGCTTAGCTTTAAACCCTAAATACAATGGTGTGTATCCAGGCTCAACACCTAGAGCATTATTAATCAGTGCTTATAAAAATGTATCAGTCAATAATTTCACTGCAATTGGTGATGATGATTTCGGAAAATTAGAAGGTGGAAAACTAGATAAAAAACAACCAGCAATAGCCATCCAATTCATGTCCGAAAACATCTCGCTTAATAATATTAATGTGCGTAACTTTAAAAATGCAGAAGTAGATATTAGATTATTTGGCGGAGATAATAGACCTTCAAGAGTTATTTTAAACAATATCAATATTTGGAATTCATCTAACAATATCGGTATCGGTGTTGGAAGTAAAATATACGATACTAAAATAACTAATTGTAACTTACACGGTAATGGTTCGGGCATAGGATTACGTTTGACAAATAACCACGCTATGATTAGTGGTATCACAGCAAACAATTATTCAACACCTGCATGGATAGCCGGCGAAAAATACGACACACCTCCTACAGTTGGAAAAGGTGGTGCTAGTATAGCGTCTACAGGAAGTGCAGGCGTAGCTAATGCTAGTGCAGTTATTGCGTCAACAGGTGGTTCGAAAGCATACAGTAATCGTAGCTTTGTATTAGGTTCTGGTGCTAACTCCAAATCTTATGGATCACGTAGTGGTATTATCAACTCGTTAAATTCAGAAACAGACAAGTCAGGACACACACAATTAATTCTTAATAGTAATCGTGTTAAGTCACCTGGTAACTATCATGTTGTCGCTGGATATGGTTCTAGTGGTAATGCTTCTACATCTAACATTAAATTTGATTTAAGCACTTATTCAGGAAACTTAACTTTAGCAGGTCAACTTAAACAAGATAGTGCCGATATCGCAGAGTTATTTGAGTCACAAAATGGATTAGCAATTGATTTAGGAACTATCGTTACTTTAGACGGAGATAAAATAAGAAAAGCACAACCTAGCGACGAGCCTATTGGTGTTATTTCTGGCACTGCTGCATTAGTCGCTAATGAAAAAACATTCCACCATAAAGACAGATTCTTAAAGAACGAATACGGTGTAACAATTACAAACAGAAAACAAGTTGAGTTTGTAGACGATGAGGGCAACGTTTCATTCGAATGGCGTGATGTACCAGTAGAAAACCCTGATTATGACGATAGCATTAGTTACGAATCTCGTTCAGAAAGACCTGAATGGAATGTAGTCGGATTATTAGGCCAAATCTACACAAACATTGAAAAAGACGTTATACCAGGTGACTATATCAATGGTAGAGCAGGTGTGGGTTACAAAGATAATGTAAATGGTAAAGGTAGAGTCATGAAGATAACTTCTGAATACACTGAAGAACGTGGCTGTGCAATAGCATTAGTATTGTGGGGTGCTAAATAATGGAATTAGAAAAAGTAGGTAAACTCGATTTAAATGAAGAACCATATTTACAACCGATATCTAATAGAGGTATCGGTTTTTATAATCTCGATAAAAACACCGCTAAATTTCAATTTGTAGTACAAAAAGATAACAAACCTTTGTTAATCAGTGACAAAAACGTTAAGGGTTATGCTTTCTTTAAAGCTACAAACGGAACAGAAGAAAAACGACCTAGTACATCAGGTGTATTAGACGTAGAATTCATTGATCCGATGAAAGGATTGATAGGTGTTACGGTGCCTCAATGGTTTTTAAAAAACGTTGTCGATTCTGAAGTGTTGGGTGAAATTTACTTATCACTCAATGATGTAAACAATGTAGGAAAAGACGACACTGTTGTATTAGGTACTTTTAAATTTACAGTACGTGATAGTCTTATTAATCAAATAGAAAGTGATATCAAAGTATCTTACATTCGTATGTTTGATGACTTACGCACAGAATTAGAAAAGAAAGTGCAACAACTCAAACAAGATATAGGCGATACACAAACGCTGATTGAATCTATTAAGCAAACAGCTGAAGAATATCTCGTTAAAATAAACAAGGCTCAAGCAGACGCTCTTATTGCCATTACAGACGCGTTACTTACTTCTAATCAAAGTATCGATTTAGAAAGAGAAGAAGCTTTAAGACAAATAGATGCTAAACGTGACGCTATCAAGACAGATTATGATTTGGCTTCTGATACGTTCAAAAAAACTTATGATAGCAATGTAGACGCTTTTAATACAAATGTTAATCAGGCTAACACAACAATTGACGAAAAACTACAAACATTCAACGAAACTCTTGAAAGAGATGGTTTTACTACCCCTGAATATGTAGAAAATAAGTTTACAGAAAAGAATTGGCAAAAATTTAAATTAACAAATGATGATGGCACTAACTTTTATGACTCTAGCTTACAAATAGATTTCGATAATAATGAACAATTAACTGCTTTACCTATTGGCACACGATATGTTGCTTTAACACTAAACAACCCTCCTGAAACTAACAACAATGGTTGGTTAACGAAGTTAAAAAGAGGTGATGACGCAATACTAATACGTTATCAACCTTACAATTCAACCGTTATATACCAAAAAAGATTTTACAAAACGTGGAGTGGTTGGGAGCGTGTTGGTTCAGATGTTGTAGATACTGGTTGGATTGATTTGCAACTAGTAAATAGTGCATCCCCTCATAATGATTTAGTTTCTAAAGGTGGTTTCACTAGTGCGTATAGAACAATTACTCAAAATGGTATTACTAGAAAAATGATACGCATTAATGCAACAACTATCAAACACGGTCAAACTATTGCGATGTTACCAAAAGAGTTTGTTAGAAACTTAGTATTTTTCTCAATTAGTGCACCTAGAAATAAAAATAATGGACGTATTTCGTTGAACACGTCAGGAACGGTGAACTTTGATGCTACTGTAGATCCTAGCGCATGGACTGATACAGATTATATCTATGGTCAATACGAATGGACGGAGTGATGAAATGAAAGTAGTTTATTTATGGAAAAACGGACAAGCTGTTATCGTCTATAAAAATGAAGAAGATGAATATGTTTATCCGAATGAAAAATGGACAGACAACAAACCTCCACAAGGTATTATATTGCCTTGCTATTACGACGGTAAGCAATGGGTAGGTCAAACTGAAGAAGAATTAGCGAAGTCACTACCTAAAATAGAAACTCCTGTCGATAATAAAGATATAGCTATAGCCGAACTAACAAATCTAGTAGTTGATTTACAAGAAGAAGTGAACGATTTAAAACAAACTATTGCTCGTTTAACAGAAGAACAAGCAAACCAAAAATTGGGGGAATCTTAATATGGATAAAGTAGTAATCGATTTATATAAAAAGGGTTTATACACTGACGAAACTTTTAAAAAGTTTGTTAGGGTTAGATGGATTACGCCAGAACAATTTAAAGAAACAACAGGTAAAGATTACGAGCCACAGGTTAAATAACTTGTGGTTTTATTTTTTAAGTAAAGTTGGTGCTATATGAAAAATAATATGAAAGATTTAACTTTAGCTGAAATCATAGCTTCTGTAATGGTTTTTTGTTATGGCTTCAGAGAATTTTTAAGAGGCTTTTTTTGGATAAAAGAACAAGACGATGTTTTAGATGACAGTTCTTTTTACTTAGCTTTAGATAACATTTTGCCTATTTGGGGGTGGGGAATCATTGTTATGTTAGCAGGCATCATTGTCATCATTTCGGCAATATTTGTTAGCTCTGCAGACCAAAATTCTAATTTTAGTAAATTTATTTTAGTCGGTGGTTTTATGTCTGCTATCTTATATTTCTTGATGACGAGTGCAAGCATCTACCACTCTATAAATTGGCTTACAACTGTTCATATGGGCTTGATGTCAGCGACAGGATTTGTTGTTTCTTACATCGGAGGTGCTGATTTATATGCCAGAAGAAAGTAATTACGTTTTAAGGCATGAATGGATTGAAAGTAACGGTAAAATATACGAGAAGATAAATGAAAATGACAGAAAAAACATTGAAGCCTTAAGCGATTTAAGAACGAAAGTTGAGACACAAACCACCTTACAACAACAAACATACGAAGCTCAAAAAGAAACTAACATCAATATCAAAGACTTAACTAGTGTAATGACTAAGGTAGGCACGGAAATGACTGATATAAAGTATAAAGTAATGTCACATGATGAAAAAATAGATGCAATACAAGGTAGCATTGAAACTAAGAAAAAAGGTAGTGTGCAAGTAATAGTAGCGCTAATTGGGTTAGCCGGAACTATCGTTGGTGGTGCCTTTGCGTTTGCTCAAGCCTTTTTTTAAAAGTCGGTACATATTGTATCGGCTTTTTATTATGCCAGAAATGAGGTGCATATATGGGATTACCTAGTCCTAAAAGAAGAAAACCTACTGCTTCGGAAGTTGCAGCATGGGCAAAAAGAATGATTGGCAGAAGAGTTGATGTAGATGGTTATTATGGCGCCCAGTGTTGAATCTAGCACCTTTGATGAGTAATCATCATAGCAAACTCCTCTAATTCATGGGAACCCTAAACAAGTTATGTTGTAGGCAATCATGAGCGAAGCCTATAAATAGGAACGTGCAACGACTAGTCGAAAGACGTACACTCAAGCGAGTGGAAACGGGGAGCAACCTAATAGGTTGATGATATAGTCTGAACATTCATAGAAATATGAAGAAGGTGACAAGTGGCGATTGTCATCGTAACAAAATTGTGGGATTTACCAAACTACATTTTCAATAGATATTGGCATTTCAAAACAACAGGAAATGCGATTGCTATGGCGTGGTATAGATATCCTAAAGGGTTCAAATTCTATAGGAATACTAGAAACTTTGTTCCGAAACCCGGAGATATGGCTGTATGGGGTACAGGTTCTTTTAATAATGGCACAGGACATACAGCTGTTGTAGTAGGTCCATCTAACAAGCGTTACTTCACCAGTGTGGATCAAAATTGGCGAAATGCAAACGGTTATACCGGTTCTCCCGGTTCGTTAGAAAAACACACATACTATGGTATAAGTGGGTTCGTCAGACCTCCCTACCACGCAGAAACTAAGAAACCATCGAAACCAAGTAGTACACCGTCCAAACCCTCTAATGAAAACACTCCTAAAAACACAAAAGAACAAACGAAACCTATAACTAAAGAGGTTACCAAAGTTTCCTATACATCGTTCGCATATGATTTAGACGATGATTTGGAATATATTTATCATTATATGGTTGAAGGGCAAAAGTTGATAGGGAAAGTAAAAGGTATATATATCAAAGAGAGTACACATATGCGTTCTGTTGAAGAATTGTATTTACAACGTAATAAATATGTGAATGAAGATGAATACCCTCATGTATATATTGACCGTGAGCGTGTATGGACACCTAGACCTGATTCAGAAGAAGCACCAGAACATCCAGGTTGGCTTGTTATGGAAGTTTGCGGAGGACAAACGGATAGTAAACGCCAATTCATGCTCAATCAAATCAGAGCGTTAATCTACGGCGTTTGGTTGCTAAGTTGGAGTAAGGTAAAACTTTCTGAATCGTCAATCAAAGCAGATCCTAACATATGGCGTTCTATGAAAGATTTAATCAATTACGACTTAATCAAAAATGGTATTCCTGATGAGAGCAAATATAAAGAAGTCGAAAAAAAAATTATCGGTTTATATTTGAAAAGAGATAAATTACTTACAGAAACAATTACTACAACAACTACAAAGACAACGATAAAAATTAAACCTAAAACTTCGGTCGACAATCCTTCGCAGAACGATAAGCCGACAGGCAAAACAACAAACAGAAATTCAAATAAACCTCGTGTAGTTGTAGAGAAAAGTAAATATACTTTCCAACAAGCGCTTAATGCACAAATGGCTCATGGCATGCCTCAAAAATCTTATAGTTGGGGTTGGGGCAATGCTTCTAGGTCACAAACAAGTAAGTATATGAATCCTAACACTATATGGAATAGTTCTGTACAAAGGTATCAAATGTTGGATTTAGGTAAGTATCAAGGTATATCAGTAAGTAAGTTGAATAAGATACTTAAAGGTAAAGGTACATTATCTGGACAAGGTAAAGCTTTTGCAGACGGTTGTAAGAAGTACAATGTAAATGAAATTTACTTAATCGCTCACGCTTTCTTAGAGAGTGGATATGGCCGTAGTAACTACGCTAGTGGACGATATGGCATTTATAACTATTTTGGTATTTCTGCATATGATAACAACCCAGATGCTTCAATTGCATACGCTAGACGTCAAGGTTGGACTAGTCCACGTAACGGTATTATAGGTGGCGCTAAGTTTGTTAGAAAACAATATTTTAATAAAGGTAAAAACACATTATACAGAATGCGTTGGAACCCTAAAAACCCTGGTTACATGCAATACGCTACTGCGATTGAATGGTGTAACTTCCAAGCTACAACTATTAGTAGCTTATATAAAAAAGTAGGATTAAAGGGTATGTACTACATTCGAGATAAATATAGATAACAAGGCTATTCACTGTCAGTGGGTAGCCTTTAATAATCAATAAGAGGTGCATTTATGGTACAAAAATTACAAGATGTAGAAACAAATATTAATGTTAGTACTGTAGAAAATGGCTTTATAGGAGCTAATTTCTATACAGAAGACGACGGATCTTCATATATTCGCATTGCTATTAAAGATAACAACGAGGCCCTTAACTTCAACAACACGGATATGACACCTCGATTAGATTTATTTAGTTCAGATGGTTCTATATTTACAAATGAACCTTTAGACATCCTTGTTCCAGAAGGAGGGGTTATCCAATATAAGGTATCAGACAATGTTATTAAACATGCAGGTAGAATGGATGCAAAGTTATTTTTAGCTAATAGTAAAGATAGTGTGCATGTCGCTAACTTTTATTTCACTATCACAGACAGTGGAATGACTGGACCGATTGGTAAAGAAATTCATGTAGATTCGTTACAAGATTTAGTAAAAAATGTTATGAAAGAGAATGCTATAGGATTATTAGATGATGATTTTAAAGATAAGTTAGAAAACGATTTAAAAGTATATATGGAGGAAAATGCTGATACATTCAAAGGAGAACAGGGCGCTCAAGGCGCAATTGGTCTACAAGGACCTAAAGGAGAGCCTTTCCGATACGAAGATTTCACGCCAGAGCAACTCGCTAATTTGAAAGGAGAGCGGGGCGTACAAGGTATTCCTGGTGAAGATGGGAAACCATTCACATATAGTGATTTCACTCAAGAGCAGTTAGAGTTGTTAAAACCTAACTGGACGGACACAGATTGGCAATCACTTCCACTTGTTAATGGAGTTGCACAAGCCGGCATATATAACAAACCTTCTTATAGACTGGTTTCAATTAATAATGTTAACGTAATATTCATTAAAGGTGCAATAAGTGGCGTAAGTATGAAAGAAATGGCTTTTGCGAAATTCCCTAAAAACATTGGGGATATGATAAAAGATTATAAACAATACACGAAATCGAGTATTAATACGAGTCAAGCGATTATCTATAATATCACCATCGCTCAAGGTGGCGATTTAAAAATTACATTTGATCCTAAGTATGAAGTGAAGTCGTATGACATGTACTACATTGAAGGAACAATTGTTTTATAGGAGGTAAAATATGAAAACAAAACAAATTTATTTCTATGATGGAACTCCATATTTGGTTATAGAAAACAAAAGAGGAGACATGGAATTCCCGAAAGGAAAATGGACAGAGATAGAACCTCCGGAAGGGATATTTACCCCTTGTCATTTTGACGGAGAAAAATGGATAGGAACATCACATGAAGAATGGTTAAAAAAACAACCTAAAGTTGAAATAGAAGAAATTCCCGATGATAAAGATATTTTAATATCGGATTTAACTTTACAATTAATGAAAACACAAGATACAGTAGCAAATCTACAAAATGATATAGCGAATTTAACATTACAAGTTTTGGAGAGTGATATTAATGCGTAACATAGGTATCAGATACTATAAAATGGGTTTATACAATGAAGAACAATTTGCTTTATTTGTTAAAAGAGGATTTGTAACACCAGAAGAATACTTAGAATTAACTGGTGTTGAATACGATCCTGAAAAAGCACATGCATAACTAATTCACCGGACTAAAAAGTCCGGTTTTTTATTGGAGGTAAAACATGCTAATAAATGTACTTAATTTAAATGACTCTCAAGACGGTAATCGCATTAAACAAGGCGATTTATCACATATGCGTTATATCCTAACAGATACTAACAACGATGATTTAAAACTTGACGGATTACCTGCAAAAGTATTTTTGACAGATGAAAAGGGTGTTAAATATATCTACGACACAACTGTTAGAAAAAGTGATGATAAATATACTTGCGATGTAGTTATCAATCAAATTATCCCTGCTAACATATACACACTGGAAATATGGGTGGATAACAAGTATGTATTCCCGTCTGATAAGAAAACGAAAATTCAAGTGACAGAGAGTGTGATTGGTAGACAATTAATCAACACACAAAACCATGATTTATGGCAAGAAATGATTGAATACGGTGTAAAAAACGGATTAATTAAGAATCAAACTGAAAGCGAAGAAAATTTTGTCATTGGAGAAAACGAACCGACTGACACAACTAAAATTTGGATTGACACTACTGGAGGTAATGAATAATGAAAGCTATACCTAAAATTTTTGACAAAGAAAAAGGGCAATGGATTGAGTTAATGGCTAAACCTATAGCAGAGGAAGTAGTTAAAATTATGAAAGAAGATTGGTTGTCTAATAAAAAAACGATTGATTATTGGTTGCTAAGCTATAAAGAACAAGGTATGGCTGAACCTATTCAAGTTGCTATATTTACTGATGGCAATGAAGTTGATGAAACATTAAAAAGTAATTTAGAGTGGAGTTTTAACGGTTATGTATCTAATCTACAAAACAAAAAACTCTTTAATTTACAGGGTTTTATAAACGATTGCTATAGTAGAAAAATAGAATTACCTAAACAATTCAAAGTCAACGCTACTGTAAATTTCGATAGTTTAGATGAGCCTATTTACTTACAGGAAATCGACAATATAACTACTAATGTTGATGTAATAGGTATGTTAGATGAATCTTCTAAAGGTTCGATTGAAGTTAAGTATATTTATAACGATCACCCTATAGAAGAGAAGAAATTAATAAAAGAGAACAAGTAATTTAAGTCAACGTTTTGCGTTGGCTTTTTAATTTATATAAAAGGAGATATGAGTATGAAAACAGATGTAGGTTCAATTGTAAGAACAATCGTATTTATTTTAGCTTGGGTTAACCAATTTTTAGCTACTAAAAACATTTCGCCTATTCCAGTAGATGAAGTGACTATTAGTTCTATTATTACTGGCGCAGTTTCCCTGTGGACATGGTGGAAAAATAATAATTTCTCTCACGCAGCGCAAAAAGGACAACAAAAGTTACATGAAGTTAAAGCTGGAACAAATTCTACAGGTGGTGCGCCTCAAACGAATGGAGATGATTTCTAATGGTATCTGTTAGAACATATAAGCAATCAATTGCATATTTAAAAAGTTTAGAGGGCAAAGCGTTAAACCCTGACGGTGCTTATGGTTTCCAATGTTTCGACGTAGCTAACCAATATTGGCTTTATTTATTCGGTCATACTTTAAAAGGTGTGGGTGCTGCAGACATTCCGACATGGAACAATTTTACAGGAGAAGCTACTGTTTATGAGAATACACTATCATTTTTAGCTAAGCCTGGAGATGTTGTAATATTCAATAGAAATTATGGTGGGGGTTATGGTCACGTAGGTATCGTTATTTCTGCTACTTCTAACTCTATAACTATACTGGAGCAAAATTGGGTTGGCGGTGCGTATTGGACACCTCCTGAAGTTACTACAAGACGTACACATGGCTACGACTTCCCTATGTGGTTTATTAGACCTTTCTACGCTAAAGAAACGACTAAGAACAAAGTTAAAAGTAAAGCTAAACCAGTTAAGAAAGCAAAAGCTAAGAAAGGTAAGAAAATCTTGCTTGTTGCAGGTCATGGTAAAGGTGCTTATTCAAATGATCCAGGTGCCGTAGCAAACGGATATAATGAACGTGACTTCAATAGAAAGGAAATTATTCCTAGAATAAAGAAATATCTTGAAAGTGTAGGTAATACAGTTGTTTTATACGGTGGCAAATCAATGAATCAAGACTTGTATCAAGATACGTTATATGGACAACGTGTAGGTAATTATTCCGACTATGGTTTATATTGGGTTAAAAAGAATGTTAAGCCTGATGTCATTGTAGAATTCCACTTAGACGCTGCAAGCCCTCAAGCAAGTGGTGGTCATGTCATTGTAAGTGACAGGTATCCTGCAGATGATATAGACAAAGCGTTATCTAGCGCATTAGGTAAGACGGTTGGTAAAATTAGAGGTGTAACACCTAGAAACGATTTATTAAACGCTAATGTTACCGGACAACTTAATTTGAATTACAGATTAATAGAATTAGGCTTCATCACTAGTAAAAAAGACATGAACTATATCACTAAGAACGTCAATGAGTTTACTAAACGACTTGCCGAAGCTATTAACGGTAGACAAATCAATGCACCTAAGAGCAAACCGTCTAAAGCTAAAACAACGTGGAACTGGGGAGGTAAATTCACTGCTAACAGTACTATTAAAGTACGTAAGTCACCTGGACTTAAAGGGAGTGTAGTTGAAAGTGGTTCGTGGTTATACAAGGGGAATTATGTTCCTTTCGACCAAGTAATCAAAAAAGATGGGTATTGGTGGATTAGATTTAAATATGTTAAGCCAGGCTCAAGTAATAAACATTTCTATTGTGCCGTTTGTAAAATCACAGACAAACAGCAAAAAATTAAAAATGAAAAATACTGGGGTGAAATAGACTGGAAATGATATAATTAAATTACCACGTCATTATACAAGGGTAGTCGCTATGGCTACCCTATTTTTTATTGTATAATAATCTTTGTCCCTAATTTCAAACTAATACTATATTCTAAACCACGTTCTTATGAGCGTGGTTTTTTTGTATACACGTGTCAAATACGTGTCAAAATAATTATAATCTTTTAGTTCTATTTAGAAAATAAATCTTTGAAAACACTGTACTTATGGCTATTTAGTTTTATTTAGAAATTTATTTTTATCCCTCCGTTTCCGT